GGTGTGTAGTTTAGTCATTGCCAGGTAGTTTGGTCATCTGTCGCATACCACCAGTGTTGACATATCCTGCCTGCATTCTGTTCTGATCTGGTTCGTCTTCTGATACCAACAAGATGTCATTCTCGTCGATCATCCTCACTTCCAGTTCAACACCTTTTTTCTTGATCTTGAATCCTCTGCTCCAACGTCCATGTGATACCATGACCCACTCTCCGACCTTGACGTCTTCCTGTTGATCGCCTATCGCGTAGACCTTGCCCCATCTAGGATGTATTCCCGATTCTGATCCGTCGTCGTCTGTGAGTATGATTCCACCTTTGGTCTTTGTCTCACCAAAGTGCATGTCTGAAACTAGCACTCTTTTCTTGAGTGGAGTTATATCGTTGTCAACGGTGTATTGCTTACCACCGTGTGATCCAAATCCTTTTGCTTGTAAGTCTTCTATCTGTCCCATATAGAAGTATTATAACTGATTTATTCTAGTCCGTCAAGAGCCGCATCAATACCTTTTTTGGCTGTGCTCTCTGTTTTTGGTTTGAAAGTTTCCACAGGTTTTGTTTCGACCTTTGGTGTTGGCGCCACTGCTTTCTGTGGTGCAGGCTTACTTGCTACCGGTGTCATCTTCTGAATGGTTTTCTTTGGTTCGGTTTTAGGGGCCGGTGCTGGTTTGCTTTTGACTGGTGTGTCATCAACCATGCCCTTTGGTTGTTCGTAATATTTTTTGATTACTTCCGCTTTGGGAGTTACTATTGCTCCGCCTAGTCCTAACACGTCACCTCTGGCATTCACATTCATGTTACCAACAGCCTGTACTGATTCGTTGGCCGCTCGTAATTTTTCTATGTCCACCATACGTCCCTGCATGGTTCTGTACATTCTTTTTCTGGGTGCTCTTGCTACCATAATATGCTCCTATTATACTTTACTTATCATCACGCTGATCGCCTGGTCCTAAAATTTCGCCTGGAAGATCACCATACACGATTAAAACACTCCTGGGTTCATCACTGTCGTTGACTGCTGTGTGCGTGTGTTCCAGTGTGTTTATCAAATATGGTCTATCCTTGAATGGTAGCACACCTGCTTTACCGAGTTTGAAATAATTGTTTGCTAGATCTCCTGTCAAGGGCCAATACATTTTTTTACATCCACGGATGATTGGATATTTTTCTCTTTTGTAATGATCATCTCTATGCAGGGCTATACAGCTATTTGGTGCCAATGTCTGCATTGATATATCGATTATATTATTGTAACCGATCTGCTCTAGCAGTAGTTTCCTTAGGTGAGGGGCATTCTCCCAATCAACGTGTTTAAAGGGTAAATCAGCTTTGTTTTTACAAATAGTCTTAAGGTCCATGACCCCGTCAAACGCCTTTTTGTCGTAGATGCATATCTTGTGCAATTCCTCTATTATTGTTTCCTGTGGAGGAGGGCTGGTATCTAAAATTCTGTACGGGGTGAAGTCTGTACCTAGTTTCCACCAGTGCGGGCCATCTCCGTGTGCGAAATAACTTTTAATACTTTCTGGAAAAGTTTTATTAAACACACAGGGTCTGTCGACTGTGAACAAATATTTTTGTAATAGATTTTCTCCAAAATCTCCACCGTCGATCTCTGTGAAGAGTCGATCAAACAAAACTCCAAGGTTTGTGTGTATCCATACTTTCATCACACCACCTTCGTCCCACATGGCCGCCGCAGGCTGGTGCTTGTTGCCTTTGCCATCGACGTAGTGTCCTGCCCATAGAGTTTCTACGATGCTTTCGTTATTGATTTTGATATCTTTTATCTCTGTTTTTTGTCCAGTGTAAGGTAGGTGCAGTTCATACCACCCCTCGTCTAAATTGAAATTTTCGTCTAGTTTGAAATCTATCTTGTTTTCCGATAGGTCAAGCAAGTAATGTTCGGTGATAGGCTTTGAGCTCTCTATGGAAATCTTCATCTTAAGAATTCTTTGATGTCCAGGTTATACAGCATTGGATTGATTTTGTGTACACCTATTAAGAACAAACAAAAACTGGCCACACTGGAACCTCTTCCAACTCCCCACACTATGTTGTTTGCCCGTAGTGTGTCCACAAAGTATATTAAGAATTGTAAAACTTTTATGAACTTTTTCTTTTCAAATAAATCGTATTCCGTTTGCACTCTCATCTTTTCCTCGTCGTTTTGACACTTGTCCAGTAACCATTCCAACACATTTATTTGATAGTACTTGTCTGGCATGTGCCAATTACCAATATTTATTTTGTCAAATTCTGCCGGAGGTTTCCTTTTGGGTGCAGTGTTGATCGGTGTCAAGTCAGCACTTATTTGTTTGATGGCGTCGTTGTACTGTTCTGTGTGTTCGAAGAACAGTTTAGAAATGTCAAAGTCTGGGTTGGTGTAAAGTAGATCTATTGCTTCTTGCTCTGTGAATATGACATCGCCGTGATCATTTATCTTTGTTTTTGTTTTTGCCGCCATCTAAAACCTTTGGTTGGAACTCAAACACTTTAGCATGATACTCGTGCCTCTTGTCAACTGGAATCTGCTGATCGTTCCAACTGAAGTGTCCTGTGTATATTCCCTTGTCGAGTTCTTCATCATATGTTGCCGTGTCGGGTCTCAACCACCATGGGTCAAACGTGTTATATTTTTCCGAAAACCAGTCCGGTCTATCTAAAAGTATAAGCTCTTTGCTGTCTTTGTCAACCGTGTAGGTAATACCGTCACCCTGCCATGAGCTCAATGATATGTTATTGATGGTGATGTTGCTCTCTAGAATGCTGTTGGCCTTGCAGAAACACACAGCCGCCATTATCTGATCATAGGGAGGCTTTGGTAATTCAATAAATCTGTTATTTGTGTTCTTCTTCAGGACCTTGTACAATGGTTCATCTCTCCATGTGGTAATTGTGTTGGTGAACACCTGCTCAAAAAGATTTTTCAATCTCTCGAAGTATTGTGTCTGTTCCTTTAAGTTTGCTGTGTGAGGTGTGAGTGATACAGTCAATTTGTATTCGTTTGAAAACAATTCTCCGTCTACAATAATGATCGATTTAAATTTTGTTTTCCAAGTAAAGGTGTTTGACATCAATAATACTTACTAGTCGATGTTGATCAGTTCTCCGATATCTGGCTCACCTCTTAACTTCTTATTATTCTTGTGCCACTCCTCTACCCTTCTTTCTCGGATGGCATTTCGATATGTGTTGAGTACATGTTGCAGGTTTGCCAACATCTCAGGATTACGACCACGCCTTGCAATGGCAACCTTCCTTGTGAGATCTTTTATTCTTTTAGAGATGTCCTCATCACTCATGTTGCCTATCTCTTCTTGTAATGGATGGAAGTACATGATCCTCCTTTAAATGTTAGGTGTACTGTTTGCCTAGTTGATGCATCAGTACAGTTGTTCCACCATCTGGCGACATGAACTCGTACATCACACGTCCTAGTCCTGGTTGGATGGTGTCTGATGTACCATCACTACCATGAACGTTGTCCGCTTTGATCACTGCTGATGGGAAAATTAGGTTGGTTGCACCTACTGACACAGTTATGTCCAATATGATTCTGCCTAACGCACCTGCTGGAAAATTCGTAAATGCGAATGTCGTGTCTGCTGTCACAGTTGCAGTGTGATAGTGACCGTTGTTGTGATTCAAAGTGATTGCTCCACTGGCCACAGATCCATGTGCGTAAATTATCTCTGATGTGTTTTTGAATTTGGCACGTAGCACTTCGTTGTTGGCAAAGTCGCTTGATGCATTGAGGCTGGCCTTGTTTGCCTGTAGTGCCGTGATCTCTGTTGATGCTTCTGTGAAATTGTCTTTGATCGCTGAGAAGTTATCTCTCATGCCTTGTGAGCTGTTGTCCTGTCCTGCTTTAGGATATGTTCCGTCTACGTTTCCTGGTACTATGTTACTTGCCATTAAAATATTCCTTTGTCTCTAAATTTAAGATATTTATCGTTCAATCTCTCCACCTTTATAATTGTATTCAGTGCTGGTGCTTCTTTGGTAAATGTCATCGTTGTTTTCTTGTTGGCTGTGTCATGTGTCAGTGTTATCCCAAACTCGTGGTCTGCTGACCTCAAAGTGCCGTCAACTGTGAGATAACTTGGAATCACATTGTTGTCCGCAGTGACTCCTTCACCAGCATATATCCTTTGAGTGCCCTCGAGAATCTTGATGTCTTCCTCGTGAACAATTTCGTTGAGCTGGAATGATTTAGTTGTACCATCACCTATAAATTGATTAGAAGAAATCTTGTTGTTTCCAACAGTGTATCTGTCAATGGTAAAAGCAATATTCTGGAACTTCAGTGCTTTGTCTTGTATTCTTTTCTTAACCAACCCTGCTGTACCCGGTTTGCAATAGCATAAAGGCACTGCCATAACATATCCAAGCGGTGCTTTATCTCCTGATTGCGTGGTCTTCATCCATAATGGAAGATAATCCCATTCCTTGTGTCCAAGGGTCTTCATTCTTGATCTCATATTAGCAACAGCATTTGGATAAAGTGTTTCCATAAAACCTAGGTCTGCACTCAACTGATTTGCGTACCTGACTTTGGATCCTGCTGTGCTGAACGCCAATCCACCGTCTGTGGTCACTTCATACTCGTTGGTATCCGTTGTGGCGTTCATGGTGGAAGCCCTAGGACCTAGCATGGGTTTTGAAATAGCATCTCGTAATTTTACAGATTGTGAAACAGATTCGCCTTTACTGTTCATCATGTTGTCTTTTACTTCAATGTAAACCACTTCATATTTTGTAGTTGCGCCTTCTTTTGCCGTGGCTGTTTTTAGATCTCCGAAGTAAAGAGTTTTAGGGGCATGGTTCTGTTCCATCTGTTGTTGGAAAATGGTCAAAGTCTGTGACTCTAATCCAGCCATCATCAGCATTTCTGGTTTCAATTTGATTCCGAAGTTTGGATCTTCCGATCTATACACATACGTTGTATCATTGATAGTTGGATCTTGTGCCACACTATAGAATATGTTCTGATCTATGAATGATGTTGCGTGTCCGGTCATGTTTCCGTATTCTGTCTGTGTGTTGGGTATGTCGATGTTGATTGTGAATTCTTTTTTGGTTGCAGATGTCTGGTACTGGTCACTCACTGTGACCTCAAACGTAAATGCTCTTATTGAATCTGAGAAGTCACTAGGGTCTATCTTGCCTATAAAGTTACCCTGCTGAGACAGTGTTATACCTGTTGGTAAACTTCCTGAAGTCACATTGTAACTTAATACTCTATCTGTGTCATCTGTTATTGCCTCCACATTCAATATGCTAGGTTGATCGGCAGTTATTGTTCCTACCACTGTTGGTGTTGTGAATGCTATTCCTATGTCTGTTTCACCTATTACTTTCATTGTGAAATCTTTGTCCGTGAACACTTCCACACCTGGTGATATTACCCTCTTGGCTCTGACTGTGAAATTGTAGTCCACCTCCACTGCTGACTGCCTTGCCAACATTCCATAAAGTTCACCTGATGTAATATCAATTGAAATTCCTGTAGGCAAAGATCCTGAATGTATTGAATACTCTAGATCTGCCTGCAATGGATCAAAGTCTTCAACGTCTATCTTAACAACAAACCTATTGTCATGTCTGAATGTTCCTAGATCAGAACCTGTCCTGAAAACAGGTCTCCTGTTACCACTGAAATCCATTGTCAACGCTGTTCCGTCGATCTCTGTGGCATCGATCGTTATTCCGGAGTTAGAAACTCTCCAGTAGTCCGCGGAGTAAACAAATATTGAGTTGCTCTGTTCCACGTAACTTACTCCATCTGATGCCCTTATTATGAAATCAAAATTCTTACTTACACTTTTTGAAGTTACCGTTCTGTCGTATATTCCATTGAACTTGTCATCTGGTTCTCCGCCATCGTAACCTCCACGTATTCCAAACTTCTGGTCGTCTGTGAGTGCCACAATACCTGAAATCAGTCCTGTCTTGCTGAGGGTCACCCCAGGTGGCAGTGATCCTTGCACTATCTCATAGACTAATTGTTGTCCAGTTGCTGTGTCTGTATCCGTGGCCTGCATTTGAAGTTGAACACTGGCGCCATCTATGACCCAATACAATCCAACACTTGTGGAATCGTCCAATTGTAGTTTTCCTGATGCTGTTGTGAATGTGGGGGAGTCTGCACCCTGCACGTCCAACTTGAATGTTCTGTCTGTGATAGCGGTACCGGCCGTGGCTCGCACGACGAAGGTGTAAAGAGTTCTTTTGGCAACCTCAGCCGGAGTACCTGTCAGTAAGCCCGTGGATGTGACCTGCATTCCTGCGGGTAGGCTTCCTGCTATCACGGAGTAAGTGACGGCCGTGGAATCGCCCATGGGAACAGGATCATTTGCTTCGAGTTGTAGCGAATATGCTACTTGCTCTTGTATAGTTGCTAATTTACCTTCCGTGGTTGTCCACACCGGTGTTGCCATTACTTTACTCCTTACACGGGTATTTATTGGCGATTACCTGCTATTATTCTGTGTACGAATCCAGTGTTCTAGGTGCTGTTGTAGGCTTTCCCGTTGGATCTTGTCAGGCTCACGTTTTATGGCTTCTTCAAGACGGTTGATCTCAGATTTTGGAGATCTATACCTTTTACGGTCGTTGTGATATTTCCTCATTATTTTTCCTTTATGAAGGATTGTGTTTTTTATCTATTATTATGCTTGATCGTAGAACGGTATAACTCTCAACGTTCCTGCAATCTTGATCTTCAAGTATCCTGTAGGTGCACCTGGTATTGCTGAAGCACTTCCCGCCGATCCTATTGTTGTCTGCGTTGGAGTGTTGAAGTTAATAGTACCTGTACCCTGGGTGCTTATTGCTAAATCACCGTCGGAAGTGTCAGTCGATAACGTATCTGTCCTCAAGGTTACGAATTCACCTAGTGTTGCTTGGAATTCAGATGCAGTTACAACACCATTGCCTGTCGCTCCCAACACAAGGTTCTGCCCTGCCAATGGAGATATTGTAATACTTCCAGTTGTTGATGATATTGTATTCCCGTCAATTCTAATGTTGTCTACATTTAATTGTCCTGCTGTTGTCTGCGTTCCTGTGTGCGTGACATCAGAAGTTATTACAACAACACCTGTTCCTGATGGATTGAAATCTATGTTTCCATTTGTGTCTGTTGTGAATTTTCCAGATGCATCAATGTTCAAGTCACCAACGTTGAAAGTGCCTGTTGTCAATGATCCTGATATTGTTGTGTTACCTGTTGTGGCAACGTCTGCTGTGTTCAATGTACCTGATACTCCTAGGTTTCCTGTAACATTTGTCGCCGCCGCTAATTCTATTGTTCCTGTACCTTGCGGATCCAACGTTAGGTTAGCATTCGAACCGTTTGTTGTGATGTCGTTAGTTGTCAATGACGTTGTTGTCAGTACACCATTGATTGTAGGTGCAGTAATTGTTGGACTTGTCAACACTTTGTTTGTCAATGTCTGAGATCCTGTCAGTGTTGCCACAGTTGCGTCGATGTTCATTGTAACTGTTTGACTACTGGCAACAGATGTCAACCCTGTTCCGCCTGCGATAGTAAGTGATTGTGAATCTAAATCAACTGCTCCTGTGCCTGAGTCACCTGCTAGATCTAAATCTTGTGCTGTAACTTGTGAGTCAACATAAGTTTTGATTGCACCTTGTGTGGCCAATAGTGTTGCACTTGATCCCAGTGCTCCGTTGTCTATGCCTGTGACTGTTGCACCAGTGGCCAATGCCATCGATGTACCAACAGTTAAAGTAGATCCAAGTGCTGTTGCACCATCTACGTTCAATGTACCTGTTGTCTGGATGTTGTCTGCTAGTGTGATCTGCGTTGAATCATTGGAACTTACTTGGCTTCCGTTTATTGTGATTGATCCTAAATTTATATTTCCTGTGCCGTTTGGTGTTATTGTGATGTTTCCATTTGTTACACCTGATGTGATTGCGAAGTTGTTTACATTCAGGTTTGCGTCCAGGGTGTTTATGTCGTTGTCATCACCATATAATTCTACGAAGTTGTCGTTTATCTTGTCAAATGCTGTTCTTAATGGATCGCCTGTACCGTCATTTGCACTTGATCCTATATTGATTGCTTGTCTAGCCATAGTTCGTTAAATCCTTGTTATGCTATTATTTATTTTAAATTTTGTAAACCTAATGTAATTATTAGACGTTGACGGCTATCCTTTGGTATTTGAAAACCGTGCTGTTATTACTGATATTTGTCGCTAATAATCTTACACGACCGTCATCTATGTCTGCTGTGAACGTACACAGTGATCCAGTGTAAGAAGTTGTGCCTCCAAACACAGTTACATATGCTTCGATGGTGCTGTCTGCACTTGGTCCGTGAACCACGTTTGCTTCAATAAATTCATGTCTTCCATTTGTTGCATCTGTGATTGATATGTAATATTTTGCACTCCTGTATGTTGTGGACTGGAAACTGTCTATCTCACTAGTGGTAGACGTGGCAACAGTCCTTGTGCCGTCATTGATTGCTGAATAATTCAATGTTGGTGTTACAGTGACGAAGCTCAATACTCCTGATCCGTTTGTTTTTATTTCTTGGTTGGCACTTCCATCTGAAGTTGGAAACGAAAGTCCGTTGATCGAAACTGTTCCTGTGCCGTTGCCTGAAAGTTCTAGATCGGCGTTTGATTCATTTGCCGATACCGTGTTGTCCTTTATCATCACACCATCAAGAGTAGCACTTGTATTCGCTGTCACTGTTGTGAACGTTCCTGCCACTGGTGTCGTGGCACCTATTGTTGTGTTATCTATTGTGCCTCCATTTATGTCTGCTTTTGCCATCATGACACTTCCTGTGCCGGATGCAGTTAATTTTAGATCGGAGTTTGACACGGTGGTTTTGATTTCATTGTCCGTGATGTTGATGTTTGAGTCAACTGTGAGGCTGTCCATTGTGACTATACCTGTTCCGCTTGGAGTCAACACAAGGTCGTCATTGGATCTTGTTGCTTTGATTTCATTTCCACTCAACTGGATACCGTCATCGAAAAGTGATGAAGCGTATATTTCTGTGAACATTGTGTTCACATTTTGCATCGCAGTACGTAAAGTGTCGCCTTTACCGTCGTTAGCATTGTCTCCTACGTTTAAGTTTATCCTTGCCATATTATACCTTTATTGGTCTCCTTACGAATTTTACAACTTGGTTGTTAGTGTTATTTACTGTTCCTAGCAGTCTTACGTTACCGCCTGAAACGTCTGCTGTGAACTCCAACGAATCATACACGGTGGATCCGTCTCCTGTTCCGTTGTCTACGCCACCGAAAACACTGATGTATGCGTTGGTGCCGTCGTGCATGACGTTTGCTTCTATCAATGTGTATCTATCTGCTGTAGCGTCTGAAATTTGTATATGGTATTTCGCACTTCTGTATGTTGCGACTGCGAAAGTGTCTATGACCTGCACGGCAGATGAAGCACCTGATATGGTTGCGGTACCGTCATCCAATGCCGCATATTCGAATGTCATATCTCTGTAGAAGAATGCCAGTTGTCCGCTTCCGTTTGTTCTCAACACAGAACCATCCGAACTGTCAGCGATTGGAAATTTTAATCCCTCGAATGACACCGTCCCTGTGCCGTTTCCTGAAAATTCCAGGTTGGCGTTTGTAGCATTCGTTGATACTTCGTTGTCTGTTATTGTGACTCCGTCTAGCACAGAGGATCCTGAAACCGTTAGTGTTGTGAATGCCCCGGATGATGCGGTCGAGGCCCCAATGATGGTACCTTCTATGGTTCCAGAGTTGACATCTATTTTATCTGTCATGACAGAACCTGTGCCATTCGCACTCATGACAAGATCCGCGTTGGACGTGTTGACTTTGATGTCGTTATCTGTCATGTTTATTGTTGAATCTATTGTTATCTCAGGAACGGTAACTGATCCTGTTCCGCTGGCACTGAGTTCTAGGTCAGCGTTTGACTGTGTGCCTTTCACTTGATTGCCGGAGAACTCCAGGTGAGTCAGTGTCAGGTGAGGTCTTGCATAGACTTCCGTGAAATTGTTGTTGATTTTAGTTCCGGCACCTCGTATGGTATCGCCCGTGCCATCATCGGCCTGTAATCCAATGTTGATTATTTCCTGTGCCATTTCACAATCTACCTTTTATTATAGACTGACTTTGACCGTAGCACCATCTCTGTACAATCTGCCTGCCACTCCTGGGTCTGACGTTGGAAGTGCTGTGAAGTCTATCTGTGCGCCTGTTACTTTTAAATTTCCATTTACATCAACCGCTTCTGCTATTGATATTTTCGTTGAGTCATCTGAACTAATTGTAGTGCCATTTACTTTGAGAGCACCTACAATGATGTTTCCTGTTCCGTTAGCACTTAATGTTAAATTACTGTTTGTTGCGATTGGTGTAATTGCCGCGTTATTGATTTGTAATTGATCTATTTCAACGACACCTGCACCGTTTGGTTGAACCTTTATGTTGCCGTTTGTAACACTTGTTGTCAACAATCCTGTGTCACCGTCGCCGACCAACGAGTAAACTTCTTCGAAATTCGTGTTGATCTTCGTCATGGCCGTACGTAAAGTATCGCCTGTTGCCGGGTTTCCTACCGCTCCTGTGTCTATGTTTAATCTAGCCATATATCGAATATACATATTTATTAAATACTATTGATGTTTGTTGAAACATTAAAAACAATGAGACTGTACGAACGCCAGAGCAAATGTGGCGTTTACCACACCTTTCACCGAAAAAATACTGTATTTGTGTTCAAATGTGATTCATGCGGAGTGCAATTCCTGAGACCGAGAGCGAAAGTGGATCCTGAGAGGGCCACCAATGATTACAAACATGTCTGTTCGTGTTGTGACACAAAGAGGTTCGCACAGAAGGTGGGTGTGAAAATGCGTAAGGTCTATAAACTTGACGCTAGTAGCACAATAACTCTATAGGGTTTTCCACTTGATATCATCCCTGCCACCAGAGATCCATCTCTGCAGGTCAGCGTATATCCCACACTTGATGTTTGGTTGATCGAAGTACCACCTCAGGAACGGATTGCCTTCTAGGTATTCCCTCCTGTTGATGAAATGGAAGTTGGTATCTGGAAACTTCCTAAAAGTTTGTCTGAGTTGATACATCCATTCATACTTGAGATATGCCTTCATGCTTTCTCGTCCTGGATAGTTGTTAGAGCTCTTGTATATGTTGTTCTGTATCCTGCTAGGGGTTTCCATCTCCCATTGTCTGGCACCCATGATGTCGAAGGCCAATATCACAATATTTTTAACACCAGATTCAGCGGCCAACAACACAGCGGAACACCCTGAGCCCTTGGCTCTGCTGAAGTCATTGGTTTTTATCTTGCCACCTTTCTTGATGTCACCACCCCTCCACACTCTGTATATCTTGAGTCCTTCTGGAACATCTGTTTCGTCGTCACCATCACAGATGTAATCCCATTCCGAGATGTTTTCTCTTCCGTATATCTGTGGAGATTCCTTTCCGTTGTTGTGCCATGTCGCCAGTTCCTCGTACATGGGAGGATTTACCGCCACTATGTGATCACACAACATAGGGTGGTCCCGGTATATGGCGTTGCAACCATATATCACACCTTTGCCTTTTAAGTTTTCTATTGGAAATATATTTCTTGACTCACCGTTACCAACTATGAATGCTGTGTCCATTACACCCCAAATGATTCTCCACACCCACACCCACTAGATGCATTAGGATTGGTTATTTCAAATTGAGAACCAAAGGTCTCTTCTATCCAGTCAATCTTGGTTCCTGCCACGTACAGCATTGAAGTCTCGTCCACAACGAAACGTCCTGTATGCCAGTCTTCCACATGGTCGTCTTTGCTTATAGATTCCTTTGTGTCTGCAAATCCCCACTCGTACTTGAAACCTGCACATCCGCCTCCCTGTACTGCTAAACTTACAGCATACTTTCCAGGATTCTTAGACAGAAGTTTCTCTATCTGGTTTTTGGCTTCGTCTGTAATTTCGAACCACTTTTGATTTTCGTAACCTTCCATACTATTAATTATCTACTTCTCTTCCCCATGTTATTAACTCCGACGGCTAACCAAAATCTTGTGGCATCTCTTTTGTATTGGAAACTCATGTAACTGTCTTGGTCCTCCCAATTATGGCGCATAGGATCATAAAGCTCAGTAGGTCCCTTGAACCACCAACCCCATTTGCCTTCGCAATTTATCTGGCACCATTCTATGCAGTCACCCACTATACCATTTGAGTTCATGTCTATGTTGAACCGGAATTTTTTCTCGTAGCCGCAGTCCTCCGGTATGTCTGATAGATCGGGTTTGATCCTTTTCACATCCACTTTGCCGAAACTTTTCATTTCCAGTTGTCCTCCACAAACTTGTCTGCACATTCCATAGGATTGGGTGAGCCATGGAATACTGCTACCCTATTGCCAGGTTCTATTTTAGCCGGTTTCCTAAACCATTTCTTGCCATCCTTGTTGGTCAGCAGTTTGGTATCTTTCAGTCCTACCATCTCCCACTTGTACGATCTTATCCATTCATCCGGCCACCAATTGATATCGTTCTTGGCCCTCTTGGTTATCCAATCTTGATCTCCGTGGTTCTGTTGCATTATCTGTGCTGATCTGTCTTTGAATTCATTCCACAGGTAGTTCATTGTACCTGACTGCCAACGCATACAACTGGAGTTGGACAGTTTCCAGTCTTTTACTCTGCATCTATTGAAGTCTCTTATGATCATGAACTTGTCAGGATTGTGAGTGAACAACTGATCTATGTTTTCGAATATCACAACATCCAGATCAAAGAATAATATGTTCCCTTGCAATGGCATCTCTGGTGCGAACATCCAAAGTTTGCTCCACCATGAGTTGATACATGGATCGTTTGGTAGTTTGATTACATTAATCTCTGGATCCAATCCTGCAGGATCATCTGTTAGACAATGGAATTCAAAAGGCACAGTGGTGTGTCTCTTGACCATGCTGTTGAGTACATTGGCGTACTGTGAAACATACTTGTTGCCCCACTTAACGCACACTACGTGATTCATATCCCCTTTTCAATCCTTCCATTTGTATCTGTTTCCAGTCCTTGCTGTCCAGTGTGTAAGGAAAATCATTTTCATGAGTTTCTTTGCCCCTGATAGTGATGTTCTTTATATTTAAATTATCTTTCATCATGTCGTATATCCCAAGGAACGGACGATTTTGAAAAGATGTGGCCAGATCTACCTGTCCTATCTTGATGTACCCGAGAGAAAGTTTTGGATCTTCCCAATCGTAGTTGTTCTCCTTAAGCCATGCTCGGTATCCGTCCATTTCTTCTTTTTTGAAATCATGTGTCTGTTCCGTGATCGTATCCCCCCACTCAATATCAAATTCCCCCGAGTAGTATTTTTGGTGATTTATTGCTGAACACAGTGCGTCTGTCATCTTAGGTGCGTGTTCGTCTCTGTAAACCTCATACAAAGTTTTGCCTACCTGTGACCAGTGTAGGTACACACCACCCAACTCTCTGTCATACCTATTCTGTTTGAACAAGTCATAATCTTCTTCGTGTAGGTTATACCTCGGTGAGTTTAGGAATGTGGTTATCTGTGAAGGCCTTATCCATTCAGGTTCGATAAACTTTTTCCTGTATGCTTCTACCCAACTTTCTATTTCATGGCATATGTTATTCAACTGTCTTATGGCATACTTTGTTTCATGGTCTGCCTGTTTGTAATACTCAGAAAGTTTCCATGCTGTGCCTTGCAGGTCCTCGAAGTATCTGTGTAGTAGATTACATGCCTCGTGTTTCAACCTAAGTCCGGGTGTCCTTTTAACATCACCGTCTATCGCTTTGCCTATGGGTAATTTTGAACTGTACTGGAAATCGTCCGCAACAAAGGGATCCATCCTTTCATATGGTGGATCGAATTTGAATGAGTTGATCTGTTCTATGCTTTTGTTCAACTCACGACAAAGAAAATTTAAATCTCTGTTGGAGTCCGCCCAACCCAGGAAACAGAAGTTCTTCTCCAGTATTCTTTTTTTTAATAGATTGTCCTTGAGTGCTTCTATGAATCTTTTACCTAGCGGGGTGTCGTAAACATCAACCTTGACAAGTTTATGATCGTACTCTATTAATATTTTATCCTCTAGTGTATATGGCACTATTCGCTCCGTGTTCCATACATTCAACACTTTCCACGAAACATCTGTCATCTGTTTTCTCTCTGATCAGTTTGTCAGCGAAGTCAAATGCATGTTTGGCAAACATCTCAGCACCCACTCCGTCGAAGATTCTGATTTCTGCCAAGTCAAGACTTTCTAAGTGCTTGAATGTTTCTAAAAATGGATCTGCCTTGTCCAGTGCAAGTTTGTGATCGAAGTGATCTTCCAACCAAGCCTTCAAAGGTTTTAGTCCACCAAAGTCCACTGCCCAGTTCTTGTTGTCCAGTCCCTTACATCCAAATGTGAATTTGAAAGCAAGACTGTATCCGTGTAGTAGATGGCAGTGTGAATGATCTGCGTTGGGTTGTCTGAACACACAGGCCAATCCTATGTTGTGTCCGTATGTTTTAGTTGAGTAGTAAGTCATCGTTTCTCCTGTTTTGATGACTTGCAGAGTGTTTATAGAGGGATGAAAGTCTTTGAGTCCTCTCAATCATTAGTTGAGTTTCTTGTTCAACTTCTGATCTAGATCCAACTGGAACGCTGTGTCTCTGATGCGATCCGTTAGCTCGTTTGGTATATTTAATTCTCCATCGATGATGCTCTTGAGAAAATGTATCATCACAGTGAACTCATTTGATTTGGACACTGTTTCTGGATCTATTCCATGTTCCTCCATGGCATTCAACATTGCCTCCGACACGTCTATCAGTGCCTTGATACTTGTTGAGTGTTTGTCGAAGTGTGCCATTATGTTATAATCTTGGGTTTTGCAGGAACTTCGATCTTGCTGAAGACTCTGTTGTACTCATCACGGATCTTGTCGTTGATGTGTGCTATCGACACAATCTTGCTTATTGCAATATCAAAAGGTACGTCCTGTCTGGCAGTGGAGAAAAATGTAGCAAATGCCAGGCCCTGTGGACCTTGCATCAATACAAGTGCCTTTTCAATACTGACGTATGTGTCAGCCTTGCCTGTGAATTTTGCGATGACTTCTTCTCCCGAAGCCAATTTAAGAGTTACTAGATCTTCATCTTTTATTTTATCAAACATATCCTTATTATAAACTATCCTACGAGTTTGTCAATGTATTTTCTTAATTCTTTATCCTGTACGTTGGGTGGAACGTTATTGAAAAAAAATATCTGGTAACTATCGGAACCGTACTTGCCTATGCCGTGTAGGTCACTGGCCTCTTTCTTGTTCCAATTCAGATATTGTTCAGTCATCTTACGAATTCTACGTGACCTCACTTCCCACATGCCTAAGGGTTTAAGCATCTGCTGTTGGGTCTTCAACCTTCCGCGTAGATAAGATTGTGGATCTGGATATCTGTCGAAAAGTTTTGGTAAGATTATTTTGACATGTTTTCTGTATGTAAGATTAAGGCACATCACAGCCACCATGTGTTTCCATTTCTTGTGGGGAGCCTTTAGTTGCTGTTGCACCATCAGGTGTTCTACCATCGGTTTGATCATACTGTAATTTTATATGAGATTACTTCTTTGTCAACTGCCTGTTGATGAACTTGGCCATGCCATCATAGGTCTCCTGGAACACGTTCGCCTGTGCCTTCCATTCCTTGGGCATCTCCCAACGATCATGATTTACCACGATCCATCTTGTGTCTGGATCTGAGTAACCCATTAACTTCTGGAACTGATATATCCAGTAACTGGGGTCAACAGGCCTCTTGATGTACTTGTAACCATCGGAACCTGTGTACATATTGTTGATCTTGTCCTTCTCCAATGGATGTAGGTCAAAGCCAAGCATGAATATGGCCTTTGGCTTGAAACTCAATGCAACGTTCCCGGCGTGTGGACCGGTGCCCCAGTGAAATGTGTCGTCCTGTCTCTTGTCTCCTGCGTAGGGTAGTGCTGGTAATGTTTTTACATTGGACCAATTGGCGAATTGGCCTGCCCACATTTCTCTGGTGTATATTGTTGTTCCTTTACCAACGGCGTTGACTGCCTGTTGGCACATATGCTTGTCTGCACACACCAGGTATTCGGTAACGAAATCTCTGTATATGGCATTACATCCAATAACCGTGCTGAACATCTTCAGAGGAGAAACGTCAAATCCTCTCCTGCTTTCACCGTTGCCTATTATACTAACATACTTGGTCATAATGCTATTTAATCACCCCTTTAAACCCACACAGATGCACATATACGCATGGTAAAGGTTGGTCTGGAGTAGTTGTATATATCACTCATTATCGTTGATTAAATGCCACACGGTGCGGTATTGATCCCATGCTTTCTGCAGAGTTGGATGTTGTCGCCTCAACTCCAGGGCCTTTGTTCCTACCATTTCCAACTCCTCATATGCGGTTTCGTTGTCCATGGCTTTCTGTGATTTTTCTATCAGTCTGCGTTCACCATTACCAATCTGCTCGTACACAGTTTCGCCACCATCTGGAGACGTGTATATGGGCATGGGTCTTATTTTCCTGCTGACTTTCTTTTTTCTTTTGATTGTTTTCTTCATTAGTAATATTGCTTGTGGTCTGCTCCTGGGTGTGCGTGTCTCAGTCCGCCTGTGTGGTCTGCGTCATCTTTGTTCCTGGGTATGAAGTGTATGTGTGGCCACATGATGGTTTGTCCTGCACAAAGTCCTATGTTCATGCCCACGTTGAATCCTTCCATCTTGCCTTCCTTGATCCATTCTTTGCCACAGTAGTAGGCCAGTTTGTATGACTCTCCTATGAATACTGGATCATCCTCTTTTGGTATGAAAAGTGTGTGTCCGGCAGTGCATGGATATTTGTCTTTGAATACTGCTGTGTGCTTGTTCTCAAATATGGGTGTGTCGTTGCCCAACCAGGTACATTCCTCGTATCGGTCTATGGTCTCAAAGGCCTTCTTGTAGATAGGTTTTTTTAATGGCATTGGTTTTTATTATTCCTATCTTAATGTTACTACTATTTGGTTTGTGTTGCAACCGGATTTCATGCCAATACTTGGTCTTGGGCACACCGGGATTGTGATCATGCACGTCCAGTAGATTTACCAATGCCTTCCTGACCTTTTCTGCACCACCGTGCTTCTTGCAGGTGTCGGATCTGCCCACGTGTACGATTTTATTTCCTATCTTTATTTTATAAACACAGGACAATCTTATCCATGGTGTTTTGGGATTTTTACTGTGTCGGATCTTGTATCGCTCCAAGGTGTAAAGGTCTTCTATAGTGTACCATTTCATGCTATCAGTCCAACGAAATAGGCACCCATGATCCAACCCATGACGCCAAACACGAAGTCATCCCAACTCCAGTGTCCTTTGGTCCATAGATCCAGTGATTCCTTTATGACTGTGGCAACTAGGCCTAGGTATATAAATGGTTGCCAGAACACCGCGAACAGTGTAAGGAACATGGCCCATAAAAAATGAAGTTGCAGGTCAAACCTCAAGTATAGAGTAACAGTTTGTGCGATTTGTCTATATAGTTTTTTACTATCTAGCATTTTTAATTCCTAATTGTTTGTAAACCCGTTGTACCTTTTTTGCCTGGAAGTAGCAGTCCTCCAGTGCGTTGTGTAAACCGGTCCTCTTCTCATTAGGATCACGTGGTACCAGACTGAACAGTGTTCTGGAATCCCTTATCTGCCAGTACTGCCATGGCTGGGGGTGTCCCAGTTGTGTGTATAGATTCTGAAGTATAGCATAATCAAACAAAGGTCCTTGACACCAGAAAACATCAACTCCCACAGACCATTTGTTGATTGTTTTGATCATTTGGTCCAGGGAAATCCTGTCCTTGTCTCCCAATGCTTCCTCCATGATCTCTGGGTCTTGCCTGCCCCACCAGTCCAAGGTGTCCTGCATGACATCACGACCCATCTCGGTCTGACTATCAACATCAACCCTGAAGTACATGCCCTGTGCGGGCTCCGCCGTGGTGTGGGGATCGAACTTGACCCCGCCCACTGTCAGTATGGTGGCGTTGGGGTTGGTGGAAAGTGTTTCCAGATCTATCATGGCGTGTATCATGCCACAATTATACTACACTATCTTGGTAATGTCAATCAGGCGTCGTTTTTGTTTGACTGTTCCTGCTGTTCGAGATACTGCCAGTATTCCTGAAACTCGTCAGTGGTCAGGCACCAGATCTCACCAGAACTGCTAGGGTAGGTCTCCATTATGTACTGCTTGGCTTTGGCGCCCTCGGCCTCGCAAAGTTCCTTTGAGTCGTACAGGCGCTCCTCGTACAGGTTGTTACATTGTCCGCTGATGCATATGAGGATGACCATAATGAATTTCATGTAAAGTATTTAAGATCGGTGTTTTACCATAATACTAGCGGTTCATAAATACCAGTATATTATGGATTTCGTGACATTCATCGCAGAAGTGGGTTTCCCAATCGCGGGTGCCATAGCCGCGGGTGCTTTCGTGTTCATCACGCTCAAGTTCATCCTGGCCTCAGTGACCGGATCAGTGAACAGTTTGAAGGCCATCATCGGAGCCCTGGACAACAGGGTGCAAACCATGAACAATGACCTGGTCAAGATAGACGCATTATTGAGTTATGTTTTGAAGATCAGACCAAACGCGGACAGGTTGGCCGCAAACGAGGGCAAGAACGATGCTAGACGCGACTAACGATATAGTGACAATGATCAAGGATTTTGGCTTCCCTATCGTGGCCGCGATGGGTCTAGGTTACTTCGTGTACTACATTTGGAAATGGGTGACAGAAGAGATCAAACCCGTTCTTGGTGATGCCTCAAGCACACTGATAAAACTGGTTGATCGTATCCGCATGCTGGACAATGACATGATCAGGCTCAACACCAAACTCAGCATGGTGCTGGAGTACAAGGAAGAGATAGTCAAAGCCGGACGTTCGGACGAGCTGGACGAGATATTGGCAAAATACAAGAGCAAGTCGGAATCGTTTGATTCCACGGGCGATACCAAGAAATAATCAATTCAATTTTGTAAATTTTGTAAATTTAAATTTACAAAACATTTACTCCGTTTACACCTTACGGCTAGGATTTCGTGGATTTTCCATATAAGTTTACTATAAGTAAATTTACAAGCAATAATTTACAAAAAGGAAACAATACAATGTACGAAGACAAGAAAAAGACCAAGAAGATTTATGTAGAAAGCAAATGTGTTTCTCGTGACGACTGCTGTTGGGATGAAACACCGGACACATCAGAAGTCGTTGCTGTAAATGATAAACACCTCGAGAATGAGCATGTGGCCGTATAACGAAGACGAGTTAGATTGGTTATCTGGTAAAAATTAATTTTTAATAGTATAAACTTTAACAGCCTCGGTCTTGCCCTTTACCGTGATGCTGTCGATGTATTCGAATGGATAGACAGTCTCTATCGTGTGTCTAGTGTCCTCACCTATCACCAATGTCTTTTCTAGCGTTTTGCTTGAACTCTCCAACCTGGATGCTAAATTGACTGGGTCACCTATAACAGAATAATCAAATCTCTGTTCAGATCCCATGTTACCAACCAGTGCGTCACCTGTGTTTATTCCAATACCTATTTTTATCTCATCTGTGAACCCTTCAGCGACTAGTTGCATGTTCAGATGTTGCAGTGCTTCTATCATGTCCATGGCCGCGGCCACAGCCGCCTCTCTGTGTTTCTTGTTTTCAATAGGTGCGTTCCAGAATGCCATGATGCAGTCGCCCATGAACTTGTCTATGGTTCCGCCGTTTGCTATTATCACATCTGTCATGCGTGTCAGGAACCTGTTGATCAGTCTTGTGAGTCCTGCAGGATCTCCCTTGTACTTCTCACTGAGGGGTGTGAATCCTCGGATGTCACAGAACAGGAATGTCATGTTCCTCGTCTCGCCACCCAGTTTCAACAGTGAAGGATCCTTCTGTAATTTCTTGACCATGCCAGGATCCAGGTAGTGTTCGAACTGTTTCTTTATCTGTAGTTTGAGGCTGAACTCTTTGACGAACCTGTTGAACACTGCATGGAATCCTGTCACCGTGGTCACTAGTATTATCCAACTGGCGTCCCAGAGTTGTAGATGTTTTACGAAGTAGAAATACGCACCATAGGCCGTTCCTGACCACACAGTCAACAACACAGCACCGACCAACCAGTAGGGTGCGAAAGCCGCCAATACGATTATCATGATTGCTAATATGCCAGCCGCGACATATTCCAGGAATGTGGCCGTGTCCAACCTCACTAGGTTCTCACCGTTCAACACGGTCTGTAGGCTGACCGCCATGGCCGTGTGGCTGTACTGCTCACCGTTGGGTGTTGCTATTATGGTGCTTATGCCCTGTGCGGTGTTTCCTATTATGACGGTCTTGCCCGCCACTGACGTAAAGTCATCTGTGATGCTGATCGTTTGGAACTGCTTGTTCCATCGCAACCATATCCTTGCGTACTGGTCTGTCTTGACGGTTTTGAATTTTGGTACCCTTAATGCTATCACGCCACCTTCGCTGGCTTTGACTTGGTAACTGGGATCTCCAACAGCGACCCTTATAACTTCCAGTGCAACGCTTGGATACACTTCATCTCCAACCCTCATCAGCAACGGCAATCTCCTGACCACACCGTCTATCTCGGGCGTGGTGTTCGCAACTCCAACTCCGTCCACGTTGTCTCCCAGCAGGGGTATCGGTCCCAGCATTCCTGGCCATTCGAACAGCCAGGGCAAGGGATCTCCTATCTTGGCCACACCTCGTGGCACCGCGTTCTTGTTCGTCTGTGTGGTGCCCGACTGTGCTATCACAATTCCATTCTGTACCAATGCCTGTGCCAGGTCCATGTCTCCTCCCAACCTGTCCTCTTCTGAGAACAATATCGGTAGTACTATTATGCCGGCACCTGCTTCTCTCAATCTCCATATCACGTCAGCCAACACTGTACGCTTCCATGGCCACTGTCCGTTCTGTTCTATGCTCTTCTCGTCTATCTCCACAATGACCACATCCTCACTCATAGTGGGAGTATCGTATTTCTGTATTAGGTCAAAACTTTTTAATCTTGCTGTCTCTTTCACGAAAGGATCCTTGAGTCCCCAGGCCATGAGCACAGCCAGGGTTATAAATGCCAGTGTCCAGTGTGTCAGTATCCGTTTCATCCTCTTATGTCCTCTAACATTTTTTGTCTAAACTTAATTTCCCACCAAGCACTGAATCTGTCTTTGTGATTTTTGTATGTGTAAAACACTTTGCCCAACCATCTGTCCATTGTTCTTTGTGTGGTGAACTGTTCACTGATCTGGTAACCAAGAGCAAACTGACGGCACCCAATTTCTGCGAGATGTTCTTGGTCCACTGTGCCGTCAAATTCTGTTTCGTCAAAAATTATCTTGTTGCCATCATTATCTATCAATTCGTGTACCTCACCAACGATATGCACGTGGGAAACGATACAGTCTATCAACTGTTGTCTATCCGACCTTTCGTTCACACGTGACTCCCAACCATCGTACAGCGTGATCACCTGTGTCACAATTAATACGGGCACGGCGAATCTCGTGGTGAACTTGTTCCAGAAGTCTTTCATTATGTGTGTATTTAATGAGATCTAGTTCTGTGTTAAAATCTTTTTAATCATATGGGTTTGCTACCGTCCAGCATCAGGTGTAGGTTGAACTGGTACCACATCTGCTGTCGGTCCTTCCACAGGTAGATGTTGGACACACTCAGCACCACGATGCCGAGTAGGATCAATATCAGGTATGTGCGTCTCATCTATTCCTTGACGTAGCAACCGGCCACCACCGAACAGTACTGCGTGGTAGTAGGCACTATCAGTGATTTCTCGAATGAGGTTCCGCTATTGGGTTGTTGGAATGTTGATCCGGTCTGGGTCTTGGTCTTGGTCTCCAGGGCCACCTTGTCACTCTCGGTGTTCACCTCCGCCTGCTCCACGTAGATGTCGTTGGCGTGTACCGACACGCAGAACAACAACGATATCAATAACGCTCTGACCATAATAGCAGTATTTAAATTATGTGCGTAGTTTTATTATGTGCGTATATATTAGTTCTGGTTGACGGTGGTGGTGCCGCAACCGTTGGCATTGGTGCAGATCTGCGTCAGCGAGTAGGTCTGGTCCGTTGATCCGGATTGGTCCAGGTCCAGCGTTGAGCTGTAGCCGGTCATGTCTATGGTTGCCGCGTGTGATCCCGATCCGTCCTGTAGTACGTCTATGGTCTGGTTACTGCCCGCCGTGACGTCCAGGAAGTGCTCGCCGGTGCCCTGCTGTATGATGTCCACGTCGTTACTTGACCCGTTCACGTCCAGGAACAGCATCTTGTCACCGTCGTCCTTCTGGTCCATGTACATGATGTTGCTGTTGCCCGCGACGTCGATCTCCATGTAGTGTCCGTTGCTACCGACCCCACCGTCGTTCTCCTGTAGGATGCCCAGCGTGTTGTAGTTGCCCACCACGTTGGTGCTACTGCGATGTCCCCCCGCGTCATCCATGTTGTCACCCTGCCTCACCGTGATCGAGTTGTTGGTGCCGTTGACGTCCAACAGCGTGACGTTGTCGTCACTGAACGAGCCCGCGTTGTTGCCCTGTGTGATGTTGACCGTGTTGTCGTCACCGGTTATGGTGGCGTTGGCCATGGTGCTGGATGTGGTGCTGGTGCCCGCCACCAGGTTGTCGTTGTCGTACTGTGTGATGTCCAAGTCGATGTTGTCACCGCTCTGCTGTACGTATATGGCGTTGCCGTTCGACGTTATGCCCCTTGCGTCAGTCCTGGACTGTAGTTGTGCTGATGTGGGTGCTGAACTGTACGTGGGTGTAGAACTTGCCATTGTGCCATTCTCACCGTAATACATCACATCATCAACATATTCAAATGTAGCATCAGAATCATAATTTGATTGGAACTGATTGATGTCAAATGTCACTGTCACAGATCCCGTGTAGCCTGACGGTAAATCATCACCACGCCACATCATCCAAATGATTGCTCCACCGGAAGTCTTTGCCAACCATAAACCATCTGATGTTGTGGCAATACTTGATCCATAGATGTATTGTCCGCCATCGTCGGCATCACTGACTGATGTGTTGACCGTGTTGTTTGAGGTATTGTATTGTGTTCCACCATACACATCCGAACTTAGATCCAATGTGCCACCAAACTTGTTTTCAATGAGGCTTTCAATGTTTGAGTTTCTGGTAGGAAAGGATGAGTTCTCACCCACAATTATCAGATGCCCACCGTCCTTGACATAGGTGTCATAGTTGGCACGACAGGTTGATCCGCAGTTGTTGTTGTAGAGTTGGTCTATCACCACGTCATAGTTTGCCAGGGTTGATGCTGAAGCAACCGTGGTTGATGTTGAGCCTGTCACTGTGTGGCCTTGTGCTTCAAGTCCAGCCTTGGTGTCAGTGTATGCATAGTTGTTATGATAGATTAGGATATCCAAGGCCTTGGCCGGCGTGGCCGCCATCCACACCATGATGGCAAACAGCCAGTATGTTATGATGTATAGGATTCGTTCAAACATTAGTTCTGTTGGTTTATGGTTATGCGGTTGTTGATACTGCCACCGTCGGGGTTGATCTCGAAGCCGATTATCTCGTTGCCATTCTGGTTGTGATCTATGGAATAGTTGTAGCCCTGTTGCAGTTCCATCCTCACGTAGTTGCCTGACGCACCCTCCCTGATGTAGATCCAACGGGGATCCTGGTTCAGTATGGTCACTCCTGTGTCAGCGTCGAAGCCCAGTTTGGGATTAGTCTCCTTACGATCAAGGTCAGTCCTGGCCTGACGTATCAAGTTGTCCATTGATTGGTCCAGTGCGTCGAACAGGAAGTCTCCAGCCAAGGGATCGAAGTCTAAATCTGTCTGCCAACGATCCGCTTCACCCTCTGCCAGGTAGTCCCGGTTCAGTTCCTCGAACACGAGCAGATCAAGGTCCAGTATGTTGGCCACGGCCTTGATCGCGTCTCGGTTTTTCTCGTCATCTATCTGCTTTGGAGGGGTGATGATGAGGAGGTTGTTTATGAAGCTCTCGTCCAGTTTGAGCAGGAGAGGCTTCAAGGGCGTCGACTTGGCGGTGTCCACCACCGTTGCCTGGAACGCCTGATTCATTATCACAGTGCCCACGTCTGACTCCACCTCGATCTCCCCCACCACGCACACACGCTCGTTGGCTATGATGGTGCAACTGGGTAGCAGTATTATGGTGGATGATCCGATCTCGTTCACTGTCATGGAGAAGTCTGTGCCCCTGACCGCTATTGTGGCCGTGGGGGTTGAAATTTTTATGTTCTGTCGGCTGTTCTTGGCTATCTGTCCTGATGCGTACCTCACGGTGCCGATGCTGGCCTTGAGGCTCAGTGCGCCGGTCTGCGAATTGGGATCATAGATGAACTCGTCTATGACGAGCTTGGAGTTCTCCGTGACATCCACCCTGGTGTCGTCCACGAATATTATGGAGGTCCTGCCCTGCTGGGTCTTCACCGTGTCGTAGCTCTCAATCTCGAGGCCTGTAGTGGAGGTGAGCGTGTCCCCTGACTGTCGCTCGATCACGGTGTCACCAATCTGTTGCTCAACGTCACCGATCCGTGCGGATGCGGTGGCTGAAACAAGGCACCAGAATACTATGAATGTCAACCAACGCATGTTAGTCCGTCTGCGTTATGTCTATGGTCGCGTTGTCCCCTGAAGTGGTCACATCAATCTTGTTGTCATAGATACCTGACTGGCTCATGTTGATCACGCCACCGTCTCCGGTGTGGCTGTGAACGAGTGAGTGTCCAGCACTGTCTCCATCGCCCGTCTGCGTGTAGCTCGACGTGTTACCGGTCAGACCCGATGCGTTGGATATGTCGATGTCAGCATCCGCCGCCGCCGCGTTCACTGTCAGTGTGAAAGTCTCTGACGCCGCTGACGTGATGTCTATAGTGCCCACGTAGTCCGAAGCGTCCGCGGTCGAACCAAGGTCCACCGTTATGTCCGCTGAGTCACCGGTCACGTCTATGCTCATTGATACCGTGTCACAATTTCCTGTGGCACAGTCCAGGTCCACCGTGTTCAGTCCACCCGTCAGGTTGATGTTACCCGTGTAGGTGGAACCATTGATGGTGGCCTCCACCACGTTGGAATCACCCACCTGGCTGATAGAGAACGTCATGGTGTCACCCGTAAGGCTCATAGCCGTCGTTGAGTCACCCGCCACGTTGTTCTGACCGTCCTGTGTGATGTCTAGGTCTAGGTTGTCTCCCGACTGCGTCACGTAGATGTCATTGGCCATCACTGGCACCGACAGCATGATCCACAGCAGGATCGATTTAATTGTTGTCTTCATTATCGCTCTTCTCCTTGTGTATTTGGACAGGTTGCTTGAACTTCCAAAGGCCCTGTCGCTCACCCTTGATGATCATCTCCACTACTGAAGATTCTATTGCGGCTCTCACCGCGTAATTCACTGGCTCATTCAGGGAGTTGCCTATCTCCGCCTCCTGGCTCACCGTGCCAAGGTCCACGAACCTGAACAGGTCCGCGCTGGTCCTGTAACTGGCGATCCGCTTCTCCACAGCCACGCTCAGCAACACCTCGCCGGTCTGCACCGACACTATCCTCATGGCCACCGTGACCTGGTCCACCCTGTACTGCTTGGTCAAACCTATGCCCAGGTACCTGGCCCCAGCACCACCGGTCTCGATGTTGCTGTCATAACCGACCACGCCGCCCTCTATGATCAGGCCCGCGAACAGCATGGGTTTCAGGCTGGGTTGCTTGTCTCCGTCGTACACCTCACGTGTTGACCTTATCAACTGTCGCTCTTTCACTAAATTCTCTAGTCCTATACGTTCCACCACACGGAACCAATTGCCGGCACTGGCACGTTTCAGTGCGTCTATGACCCACACCTCTGAACCCTGTGACACCGCACTGCTCAACTGTGAGAAGTTGGCGTTGGGCTTCCTCTGGCCGGTCTTGTCGGCGAAACTGTACACCGCTATGGTTATGATGGGGCCGTCCAACGCCGGCAGGTGCTTGAGCTGGTGCTCCATGTGTGATCCCGCGACCATGGGGTCATCCCACTTGATGTTCTTGATCGTTGACGCACATCCGCTTAAAACCATTGCCATCACTGCCGCGATGGTGATGTAAAAAATTTTCTTCATCTAGAATCCAAATCCCGTTAGTGGGACCGATATGTCCGTGATCGTGCCGTCCTCCTCGGTCACGGTGATGGTGATCGTGTCCGCCGACGTGTCCTTGACCCAGTATATGGTTGCGCCTTCTATGGATGCCGTGCCCGACGTTGATCCGTCGTCCGTGAACATGTTGTCCACCAACTGTTTGGAGAGCTGTGCGTAGATCCTGCTTTCCACGTTGTTCAGGAACTTGTTGAGGGTGGTCTGCTCCAGCTCACGTGCCAGTTTGGCCGCGGCCGCTTCCTTCTTCTCTGTTATCTCCTTCTCCCTCTGGTATCTCAGTTGCTCCATGGCCAGCACGTGGTTGCTGTATCCGTTGCCCGAGAACGAGGGATTCTTGAACTCGTGCGTGAGCTCGCTGGCCTCCACGGCCGTACAAATTGAAAGTATCAACAATGTCTGTCTAATCATACGCTCACCGACCCCTCCAGGTCTATATAACTGTATTTAATATGTGCTGGTAAAACATAAAGTGTGCGGATTACCCTGTGCCTCATTTTAAACACCTGGAGAATTATGTGTGTATTTCCCACACACACCACGCTTTAAATACTTGCTGATTATGAAAGAGATCATAACCGCCCTGCTGATATGGTTGGGCGCCAACAGTGACTTCAACGTCAATATGGACATTCCACTTGTTATCTTCCTGCCACAGGCCGAGATGGAGCAAATGTACTATGACGGCGCGGAGAAGCACGGCGACCTACATGCGTTCTACGACACCAAGACCGACACCATAATCCTGCCGGACACCTGGGATCGGAGGAAACCATGGGATCTATCAGTGTTGCTACACGAGATCATACACTATGTACAGGACCAGAACAACATACAGTTCAGTTGTGTGCAGGAGATGGAAGGTCCCTCATATCCACTTCAACAGAAGTATCTGAGAGAAGTGCATGACTTCGAGTGGGAGTATGACCTGCTGTGGCACCACATGGTCAGCAACTGTCCGGGCCGTATCTAGTCTTTGAATATCTTTGAGGTAATTTCCGAGGTCTTGTTCCTGACGGCCATGGAAACGCATTCTTCCCATATTGCATCTGACTTTTCGTCATCCAACTGTCCGAAGATCATTTTCTCATCGTAGTCCATCATCAACCAACTCATGGCTGGATTCCTTGGATGTTCGATCTCCTCTTCCAGTTGTCCTGCGTCCCAATTGGCGAGGCCCAATGTGATCAACTTGTTCTGTGGCCCGGCACCCATGGCGATGTCTTCCAGTATCTTCCTGTCCAGCGTGAATCCCACGTCACTGTCCTTGAGTGCTGTGGTGCTGGCCAGTTTGTAGTCCATGCTGTGTAGCACACCTATTATGTTGTTGAGCACAGGTCCACCGTAGTACACTGGCGGATGCACTTGTTGGTTCCTGGAGATGCTACCCTCCTGGCACACGTGTTCGAACGTGGGCTTCTCACATCTCTTGTTGATTATCACACCCGCGGCACCTGAGACGTCGTGTCGCCATATGTACACAACCGACTTCTGGAACCTCCAGTCCGGCATGTTTGGGGGAGCGACAAGCAACTTGCCTTGTGCGTCGATGATCATACAAGTACTTATTTGTGCGTGTGATTGGATTAGTGCGTAGTGATTATTGTATTGCGATTGACGCCTTCTGTGCTATCTTGCCAGGCTCGTTTTTATTGTAGTAACTAATTTTTCCAGTTGCTAGTTCTTTGTTTGGCCAAAGTACATTTGTTGCAAACATACCGTCTTTGCTAATTTGACTCCCTACTTTAATAAAGTTCTGTTGTAACATTTCACGAAACATAGATTCAAGATCTGGCAGTGCACCATTGGCGAGACTCATTCTGATCATGTTGTTTAGTGCCCAGTGTATTCTACTGAAGAATGTTTTAGCCTTTGACCCTCTTTTTGAATAGAAATTTTGTTGTTCTACGTGTTTGAAAAGGGAAATCATTTTTTTATCTTCTTTAGCATTTTCAACTGGAACGACACCAAAAGGTAAGAATGTAAGTAATTTTTTATCTGAAATAGAATCAGGTGCATGTTTAAAAATAACATCCATTAATGCAAACGGGAAAGTGTATTGTGTGGCTTGTTCATTTGCCTGCATAAACTCTATCTCTTCTTTGTATTGCGTATTTTTTTTGAACTCATCTGGTATTTTAAATCCGCCCATCGCAGTCGCGGCTCCTTTACCACTTGCTCCACCTTTTGATGATATCATTATTTTGAAGCCAGTCTTGGGATTTTTAAATCCTGCAACAGTTCCAACAGAATCGGCTAATGGATTATTTGATTTAGAAGGAAAGAATATGTTTAGTTCATTAAATCCTGCTACGTCCAAGTGTTTGTAGAATGGTTCGCTATTTTCAAACTTTGCAAGTCCTTGTACAACCATCAAGACACCCAAATATTCTCCAGCATAATCTCTCAAGGCTTCTACACTCTGATTATGTTGACTCAAGTATTTCATATTGATTCTTGAATCACCTTTCAATATTCTTTGTGCCAATTCAAGAGCTTCTTTTGCCACAGGATCAGAAGTAGCAATAGGGGTTAATGCTTTTATAATGGTTTGTCCTAGTTGACCTGCAGGGATTTCTTTATCTACAATGCCTACGTCACTGGGTTTGACCTTGTATGATTCTTTTCCTCTTTCCTTGCCAGAGATAGAAGGAGTTTTTGTTCCTCCATATTTCGGAGTTTTTGCCAAAGGACTCTGTGTTTTTGTGATCTTGACAATGCCCTTATCGGATTGTAAGGTTAAAAGTTCGGGGGTTTTCTCATCGTTTGTTGCCGCCCAGTTTTTGAATTTTTCTACTTCGTTTTTATTAATAATTACTTGCTCACCATTACTACCTATGAAAGGTGCTCCTGAGGCTATGTCATTTATAAAAGTTGGAATTCTATCTTTAGGCTTATCTTTATACTTTAAAAGTTCATATCCTGTTAAAAATGGTCTAGAACCAGACTCTCTCAAGAACCACGGATTCTCGAATGATTCCTTCTTCATGAACCTGTGTATCAGGTCCGTGTACAGTCGGTCATGGCTGTCCTGTGATATCTCACCCCGGTCTCGTCTGTTGTGTAGATCTTTCACACCCGTCAGGAAATCCGGATACGACTGCACGTTTGGCAGTTCCACCACGTTCTTGACTGGCTCTGGGAACTTGATTATCTCCGCCTCTTCTATTTCCTTTTGGAACCATGGTTGTGCATCCTCCCTGGTGGCACCTATGGTCAATGCTGGCCTGCTCATCCTCAACTTGTCTCCCGCGTGTATGGTGCTACCCTGGAACTGTAGTGGGTACACCGTGTGTTCGTTGTCGTCTCGGTACTTGCCCTCCGTGTCCAGCGTGTACCTGCCGTTCATCTTGATGCCTAACTGTGACAGCAACTTGTTGCTGGCGTTGAACATGATCTGTGGCAGTGCGTCCTCGCTGTCCCTGTTCTTCTTCATCCTGCGATCATATGATCTCACGAAGCCGTCCGCTTCCAGGTCCGCCGCACCGTACACCTCGTTGCCTATGACCAAGGTTGGTCCGTTCTGGTCCTTGGAGATCTTGGCGTAGATGTTGTTGTACATGGTGGGGTCTTTCAGCAGTTCATCGTTGGATGGCACGTTCAACAGCACACTGGTCTGTCCCGACGCTGATATCTTGGGTGCGTCCGCCTCCCTCTTGTCTATGGCCTGCTTGGCGGAGTCCAGCGCCTCCTGTTCCGTGTCACCACCTGTCCTCAACACTTCCTTGCTGGTGGCCGGTGATGTGACGATGGCTATATAGGGTGGTTTGACCTTGGTCTTGCTGACCGATATGTTGAGTCCCTTGTATGCCACGGGCTCTTTGAATTCTGTTATTGATTGTTCTCGTTCAAACCACGGTTTCATACGGGTATTTATGTGGCTATCACTGTGTCGATGATGTGTTCTGCTATGTGCTTCTGTTGTTGTAGTTTGAGGGTGTATATTTCCTTGCCCGTGCTGTCATGGTATCGTTTGGGTATGTCTGTGAGGTCATGCACCTTACTGCCCGTGATCCCGTTGTAGTATTCCGTCAGGTGTGAGTTGTAGTCGTGGAACAACAGGAACTCAGAACGTATGCCCTTGGACCTTATGAATTTGATCAGTGTGCCCAGGCTACGTTGGTGTTTCTTCTTTTGCCATTCCTTGCCCAACTCTTCCTGCTCTATGCACTTCTGTAGGAACTTTGCATACACCTCGTCAGGCCATTTGACCTGTGGTTCATTCCGGAAGTTCCAATCCCTCCTCACCACGTACTGTTTGCCCTCGTGGTGTACCACCACGCATCTGTGTGTTGCGTCGAAGTCTGTTATCAGCAACAGGTCTGGATTGCCGTTCTCTTTTATGTGATCCTTCATCAGCTCATGCATTCCTTGGAAAGTGTCTCCAACCCTACACAAGTTGATGCACCCGGGTATGTGTGCGGGCCATGCCAGTGCCTTCTCCTTGGCGTACTTGGCCATGTATGCTTCTTTTACGGCATCTGATTGCACTTCATTGTCTTTCAGGTGCCACTCCACTATCTTGTCCTTCAGTTGCCTCTTCACTTCCAGGTCATCCAGGTTGCAGTTGGGATCACCTGCTATCTCGGGCACAAGGCAGTTGTGTCCTGTGGCTATGCAATCACCCACCAGTACTATGTTTTTCATTAATTGTTCTTCTTCCTTAATGTGTCGTTGATCTTGATGCTGGTCTCCAGTTGTGTGAATGGTGTGTTCAGGATCTCCCTGGCGAACCATGCCAGTGCGGCAGTGTCCTTGGGGAAGCATGATCCTGCGTATCCTCGCTGTCCGTCATTGCCAGGAACCCGCATGTGTGACTTGCCTATTCGAGGATCGTTCCCAATGACGTCTGTGAATGTTTGCCAGTCTGTACCTCGGGCCTCTTTCAGCACGTCATACATCTCGTTCATGAATGTGACCTTGGTTGCTAGGAAACTGTTGATGCAGTACTTGACCATGCTGGCAGTGACGATGTCGGTCTTGTACACAGGACACTCATTGCAATCACTGTGTTCCAGGTACAGTTTCTCAACTGCATCTGTGTCTGCGTTTACACCACCAAAAACATGCATGGTGGGATTGACGAAATCATCGATGTAATTTTTTTCTGTGAGGAACTCGGGGTTGTAAACTATCCTGATGTCCACGCACTGTTCCTGTATGCTTTGCAACTTGTATGCTGGCACTGTTGACTTGACGATCACGAGCATGCCTTTTGACTTGTTCAACTGTTGCATCACCGTTTCCAGTATCTCCGTATTGCACTCGCCTGATTCCAACATGGGCGTTGGCACCGCCACGAACACTGCGTCAGGCCCGAACTTGATCAGGTCCTCTATGGTATTGGTGCTGTTGTGTTTGGGGTCTACTATGAACTTCTGCACACCCTTTGTGAATCCATGATCCACTGCTGTGCCTACGAAGCCATGTCCTACAATTCCTAGTTTCATACGATATATTATACTAGGAAATCTTGGAGATGTCTATATCTGATTATATCAGAGCAAAGGCCGACACAGCCACTACTGCCATTACCACTGCTAGTACTCCGGCGACTGTGTATATTTTATTTTTCATATGCAATCACATATTGTGTTAATTGTTG